TTGCCTGCTGCGGTAGCCAGGGCCAGGCCGACCGCGCCGCCGGCTGCGCCACCGCCGACCTTCGCTGCGAGGTTTCCGCTGGCCGCCTTGAGCTTGTGCTCCTGGGACCGGTCGTAAGCCTTCACGGTGGACCCAGGGAGAGGACCGGTCGCCCAGTCCGGCACCGTCTTGCGCAGGTGCCGGTCACTCTTCTTCGCGACGTGCACGACGCCGAAGGCTGATCGCACGACTCAGCCCAGCGGGTCGGTCTTGATCCGCCCCAGCTGGGTCTGGCTGAACGCGCCGTGCGGTGTGGGCTTGCCTGCGGCCTTGCCCGCCGCCATCCGCCGGGACAGCTCGCCGGTGCGCTTGACGCCGCCGGTCACGGCGGCCCGGGACGTCCTGCCACCGACCATCTTCAGGGCGAGCTTGGTCGAGCCCTTGGAGATCCGGGTGTGCTCGACGCCGAAGGGGGTCATGCGGGCACCTTCTTCGCACGGGACTTGCGCGGGGCCTTGGGCGCGGCCGGGGGCGCGACGACCTCGGTCATGATCGCCGCTGCGCCGGCGCGCTTGGCGCGGCTCGAGCGGACGGAGTTGGGGTCGAGGGCGGCGTCGCCCTTCCAGACCAAGATGCCGGTGCGCAGCAGCGTCTCCGGCCGCGGGCAGGACGCGATGGCCTCGTCCGAGACAGCCTCGCCGGGACCGTATGCGGTGCCGTTGATGGTGCAGGGCCTGCGGACGACGTACATGGTTCCTCCAGTGGGTAGGGGCCGGGGCGCCACGTTCAGCATCCCCGGCCCCGCAAGCCGATCAGGCCGACTTGATGATCTTGTATCCCCACGTGCGCGACGCACCGTCGATGGTGCCGGCGGTCGGGTTCGAGATGTCGAGGTCGACACCGCCCGACTTGGCTCGGCAGCCCTGAAAGACCAGGCCGGCCTCGAGGGCGACCGGGGGCTCCAGGATGACGATGTCGTTGACGTTGACGCCCGCGATGGTGAGCGAGACGGTCGTCTTCGTGCCGGTGGTGAGCGACGCCGGGTCGACGGCGATCGTGCCGCGCTTGATGACCCTGCCGCGTAGCATCCGGTGGTATCCGACTGATGCCATGGTCTACTCCTCCTCTGCCTGAGGGGAAGGGTGGGGCCGAAGCCCCACCCCGCCCTGCGTCAGGCGACCGCCGAAGCGACGTAGACGCCCATGTCGACCGCGACCTGCTTCATCGCGTACGCCATGCCGCCCTCGATGATGTCGGACTCGACGCGCTCGTCACGCCAGCGCTTGATGCGCAGACCCTGGTCGTTGCCGGCGTAGCCCTTCCACGTGAACGTGTAGCCCGCGGTGGGCTGCATGAGCGACGGGGTCGGGTTGACGTAGCCGAACCAGCAGGTCTTGCCCACGCCATCAGCGATGAAGGAGTAGGTCGCCGCGGCGTCCTGGTCCTCCGGGTCGTTGATCTGCGGGCCGGTGGCCTGCGTGGCGTACATCGTGAAGACCCGGTCGACGTCGAGCAGCGCAGCCAGCAGGTCGTCGGTGAGGACGCCGCGCTGGGTGAACTTGATGCGGTCGATGATGTCCGGGTGGTTCTTCAGCGCCTTGCGCACGCGCGGGCCGAGGACCAGCGTGTTCGCGTCGAAGCCGTTGAGCTCGCGGAAGCTGAGCTTCCAGTCCGCGATGTCGCTCAGCGGGTCCGAGGCCGCGTCGTTCCACTGGAGGAACTGGTTGGTGCTCGGCGCAGAGGCGACACCGGTGTACGTCACCGCCCAGCCCGAGGTGGAGGACAGGAAGGTCGTGACGAACTCGATCTCCCGGTAGAGCAGGAGCTGGTTGGTCACGAACTGGGTCGCCTCGGACTCGAGCTTGAAGTTCGAGTCGGCGTTGGCGCGGGTCTGGTCGTCGATCGGCTTGCTGACGGCCGTGACCGCGGCGTAGTACGTGTCGGACATGGTCTTGTAGCCCGACCGCGGCGCCTCGGTACCCGGAGCGCGGCGCTGAGCGTCGGTGCGACGCCAGTCCGACTTCGTGTACTTGTGGTACAGGTCCGACTGCTTCTCGACCGGAACGATCGGGAAGACCTTGTCTGCGATGTAGTCCGTCTTCTTCGGGATGTACGCAACCGAGACGTTCGTGAGCGGCTGGTTGACGTGAAGATCGGACTGAGTGGGGTTCGGCATCTCCTATTCCTCCTTCAGCCCTTGACCCGGAGAAGCATCGTCACCAGGTGGGTGGATGCTGCGGCGGACGACAGTGCGACCCCGACGACGAGTGCCGCGTCTGTCGGGAGCGTCGCGGTGACGACACGGCCGTTGGAGTCGCCCTTGAGGGCGGCTCCCGCCGTGATGGCGGCGCCGGCCTCGACGAGCGTGACGCCCGAGAAGCCGACAGTGGCCGCGTTGTTCAGGTACTGCGGCTTGTTCTGGAGGACGCCGACGACGACCTCGTTGGCGGTGGTGTCGGCCTGGCCGGCAGTGCCGACACCCGTGACCTTCACCAGGCGGTACTGCTTGCCTCCGTGCGCTGCGGGCGAACCCGGCTGGCCGCTCACGCCGGTGTAGACGGCCAGAGTGGCGTCCGCCTTCAGCGTGATGTTCCGGAGGGACTCCTCGTATGCCATGTCCCCTACCTCCTAGGCCCGCTGGCGCAGGTACTCGTCGTAGACCTCGGGGTGGGCGAGAAGGTACTCCGCCTGGGCCTCGGCCTTGCTGATGGTCGCGCCGCTCTTCGCGATGGACGCCTCGATCGCCGCGTCGACCTGCGCCATCGGGTCGGCGTTGTCGCCGCCGCCGATGAGGCCGACCTCGTCGAAGATCGTGGAGCCCGCTGTGGTGAGCGCCTTGTGGATGACCCGGCAGTCGCTGTCGCTCATGGTCTCGGCCATGCGCATCAGGACCGGGCCGAGCTCGGTCGGGTTCGCCGGGATGTTGTACCCCTTGGCGACCTCGACGTACTCGCGCTCGAGCCGGATGGTCTGCTCGGACTTGGCGATCTCGCGGGTGTCCTGGAGCTCGAGCTCCAGCTCGGCGACCCGGCCGAACGCCTTGGAGACGACCTCGTCGCGCTCCACGTCGGTGAGGGCCTTGGAGAGCTCGGTGCGCAGCTCGTCGGCGAAGTTCTTGCCCACCAGCTCCAGCTCCTGCTCGAGGTCGGCGGCGTCGACATAGTCCTCGCCGTCGTCGTCGGTGTCCTCGACGACCTCGAAGCGCTGGCCGTTGGCGTTGAACACCTGCTGACCGAGCTCGAGGGTATCCGGGTCTACCGGGTTCCCCTGCTCGTCGAAGATCTCGGGCACGTTGACCTCCTGGGTAGCCCGCTTGGCGATGACGACCTTGGCGCCAGGAGCAGCCGGACGGTCCACCAGGGAGATCTCGTCGATCTCCATGTCGGTCAGCCGGGTCACTCGTCGCGTCATGTCTCGCCTCCTTCCCTTCATCGTCAGGGGAGGCGCAACGGGCGTTTAGACGCGAACGGGCCGAGTGGCCACGGACTTCGCGTCTAGTACCGGTGCTCCCACCAGCCGTTGTAGGTCTTGCCGCCCCGGTTGCGGTGGTGCTCGTTGACCACCGCGGCAGCCCCGAGAGCACCGGCGGCAGCCAGCCCGGTGGCGCCCGGGCGCTTGGTCAGCGCCTTGCCGGCCACCTTGAGCGGTCGGGTGGCCGAGCGCAGCTCGCTGATCGCGCCCTTGGCGGCCGCGCGGTTCTTCGGCATGGTCGTGTCGGCCGCGGTGATCCTCGAACGGGCGTGCACCGACTTCCCGCCGCGGCTCTTGGGCTCGAAGGCGTCGAGGTTGCGCAGGATGCGCCCAGCGCCCTTCTTCTCCTGCGCGCCGCGGGAGTGCTGCGCGGCGTTGCCGCTCACCACGGCCCGCAGAGCCTTGCGGTCGCGCACCACGGCGCTGCCTGCACGCTGCCCCGCGTAGCCCGCGGAGCCGGCCGCCCCGGCCGCCAGCAGCGGGGTGTAGGCCTTCTGACGACGGCGGCGCTGGGCCTCCGGGTCGTACTGCTTGCGCGGCTTCACCACGAACGGCTTGGCCTTGCGCGGAGCCTGCGGGGTGCCGGCGTGCTCGAGGCGCTGGCGCGGGTTGTAGCCAGTGCCCATGTTCGGGAACTCGGCGGCCTTGGCGAAGGCCTGCGCGGGCCTGGTCGCCGCGTGCGCGAGCGGGGACGGGTCGGTGGCGAGGCTCTTGGCCGCCTCGCCCGCGATCGCACGAAGTCGGTACATCTTCCCGCCCTTCCCCTTGACCTTGTCTCCCGCCTTGAGCATCGCCACGGTGTAGCGCGCGCCGATCTTCTCGCCGAACTTGATCACCGGCTGCCGCCGGCGGGCTTCCTCGGTCTGGATCCGGGCGTTGTTGAACCCGCTGAACCCGCCGACCCCGGAGGCGACCACGCCGGTGCTCAGCGAGGCGTTGCGCAGCTTCAGCGCGCGCGCGGCCTGACCACCGCGGTGGGTGGCCACGGACGCGCCGAGCAGACCCAGCGAGGTGAGACCGGCAGCTGACCCGGCCTGGGTGGTGTGGGCCGAGATCCGCTTGCGACGCGCGAGCTGCGTGTCGGTCAGCGGCTTGCTCATCGCTTGTGGCCGCCCAGGCCCGCCATCCCGGCCGCGCCGGCCGTGGTGCCGCCAGCGATGCCCAGGGTCGCCTTCGGGTGCGCGGCGATCGCGGAGCCGGTGCGCTGGAGCGCGAGCCCGCCGGCGATCTTCGTCTTGCCCATCGCGCCGAGAGCGGGCTTCGCCGCGTGCGCACCGGGGGCGATCATCTGCCTGCCGATCGTCTTGGACCCGGCCACGGAGATCTTCCCGCCGACCGCCTCGGTCCCGCCGACGACGGCCTTGGCCGCCTTGCCCGCGTACGCCGCGCCCTGGAACAGCGCCCCGCCGAAGACCTTCTCGACCGGCTCGGTGAACGCCTTGTGCACGCGGCCAGCGTTCGCCCGGCGGCGCTGGTTGATCTTGCGCTGGTGGTAGGCGTTGGCCCCTCGAGCGCCAGCGACGATGCCAGCCGCTCCGCCCGCGGCCAGGGCGGCGCCACCGACGACCTTGGCCGGGCCGGGGATCGCCTTGGCCGAGCGCAGCGCGAACTTGGCGCGCGTGGCACCGAGCTTTGGCTCGCTGTCGCCCAGGGTGCGCAGCGCCTTGTCCTGAGTGTGGATCGCCTTGACGTTGTTCACCGCCGAGCGGGTCGCCCCGGGATAGCGGGCCTCGGTGCCGGCACCCAGGCCAACCGCCGCGCCGCCGACGACCATCGCGCCGTCCGCGCGCTTGCGGTTCCCGCGCTGCGAGCGCTCGCGCTGGTCGATCGTCTTCCAGTCCCCGACCTTGGACACCGGCTCGGTGAAGGCCTTCTTGACCTTCTTGCGCTTCTCGGTGCGGATCGAGTGCACGCCGTTGACCGGCCAGCCGTTGTCCTCGGCGAACTTCGCCTTCCGGGTGCGCTTGGCGTGACCCTTGACCGGCTTGCCGTTGTAGGTCTCGTGGTGGAAGTCGTCGAGGTACTTCGACCCGCCGTAGCCCAGCGCCGCCCCGCCCACGCCACCGATCGCGGCACCGGCAAGGGCTGCCTTCGGGCCGCCGTACCCCAGGCCGCCGGCCGCGCCCGCGCCCGCGCCGAAGACCCCGCCGAGCGCGGCGTGGCCGCGGCGCTCGGACTTGGTAGCGGGACGGGAGACGAACTTCCCGCCCAGGGTCACGTGCTTGGCGGGCGAGTGCGCACCCGGGCCGGGGATCGCCAGGTCCATCTCGGCCTTGCGCTCGCCCTTGTAGCGAAAGGACTTCTCCACCGGGTCGGTGAACGCCTTCGAGACCTTCGCCGGCTTGCCGATGATCTCGGTCTTGGGAGTGACCTGCTTCTTGTAGTTCCCGCGCTTGTTGTTCAGGTGAACGCCGCCGCCCAGTCCGAGTATGGAGCCGGCGCCCGATCCCTCGCTCGCCGCTCGAGCAGCGATGGACGGGTTCTTCGTCAGGGCTCCAGCCGCGCCGCCGATCAGCGCACCGGCCACGCTCCCGCCAACCGCACCGCCGACCTCGTTGCCCGTCGCGCGCAGCTTGTGGCCCTTGCGCCCGGCTACCGCACCGTGGAAGGGGAAGGCCGCCTGGGCTGCCAGGTGACGCCCAACGGACGCACCACCACTCGATGCCTGGGTCGGGTCGGACCGCTTGGCGATGGGGGTGTGGTCGACCCCGAAGGCGTTGCTCATGGGTTCATCGTCTCCGTGTCGTCTAGACGTAGGCGAGCTCGGGCTCGTCCACGCGCTTGCCTGATCCGTGGATGGAGAAGGCCGGGCGCTTGCCGTCCTTCACCAGCTGCCACTGCTCGTCGTCGTTGACCTTGAACCCGACCCACCAGCCCAGCGGCATGGCGTCGGGGGCGAGGCCGAGCGCCTCGAGCTTCTCCGGGGTCACGACGAAGGACTCGACGAGGTCGGAGACGTGCAGCGGCTCGTCGCGCTCGAGGAACTTCCCCACCCGGCGGTGCATGTCCCCGCCCTTGCGGGAGTGGATGACGTAGGCGTACGCCGAGTTCTCGGTCTCCTCGATCGGCACGTAGTCGCCCTGGTGGTCGATCACGGGCTGGCCGTCGACCTTGGAGATCGAGCACCAGCCGAAGACCAGACGCTTGTCGGTGTCGGTCTTGGAGATGGTGCCGGTCCACTCGAGGGACTTCACCAGCGGGGACGGCGCGACCCCGGCCAGGCCCTTCTGGCGACGCTGGTCGAGCATCCGCTGCCCCTTGGCCCCGCCCGCGGCGCTGGCCGCGACCCCGCTGCCGATCGCGGTGAGCTTGAGCATCTTCTTGGCGTGCGGGACGATCTCGTCCACCGTCTTGTCGAGCTCCTTCTGCCGGGTCACCTTCGCCGCCCGGGACGCCCCGAGCTGGGCGAACTTGGGGATCAGCGCCTTCTCGATCGCGTCACAGTCCGCCTCGTACGCCGCGACGGCCTGAGCGGACAGCTCGATCGCACGCTCGTTGTCGATCGCCCCGACCGCCCGGGCCTTGATGATCAGGTCGACGTTCTTCTTGACCTTGGTCTTGGCCTGCTGGTGCAGGGCGTGCGCAGCGATGGAGTCCCCGACGAGCTCGGCGCTGTGCAGGCCGACCGCGCCGGCCGCGAGCGGCAACGCGTACTTCCCGGCGAAGTCAGACTTGGCCCCGACCTTGGCCGCGAGCTTCGTCTTGGACCACGCCTTGTAGGGCGCGGCCAGGGCCTTGGCGGGACGGGACCCCTTCGCCGCGGCGTCCTGGATGCGCTCGTCGCGCCCGGCCATCGCCAGGGCGTGCCCGCCGGCGCCGATCGCCAGGGCGTTGAGGCCCTGGCCCACGGTGTTGAGCACCCGCCCGGAGCCGTCGCCCTTGGGCTTGCGGCGTCGCTGCGCGCCGCCCCCGCCCGCGCCGTTGACGTGGACCTCGGACTGGTCCGGGCCGACGAGCTTGGAGACCAGCTCGCGCGGGTCCACGCAGCCGTCGAAGGCCTCGGAGAGGGCGTCGAGTGCGGGGTTCATACCCTCATGGTCGCGCATCTGTCATCCCTCGTAGTCGATCGGCGGAAGCCCGCGGTGGAG